AAGCGGTCAGCACGCGATTGCGGGCCTCGGCAAAGCCCCCAGGCATCGATGCCACCTCGGGCAGGTGCAGCACGGTGGCGCCAAAGTCCTGCGCAATAGCGACCGTCTCGTCGGTGCTGCCGGTGTCGCCCACCACGATCTGGTCGGCGATGCCCCACACGCTATCTAGGCAGCGGCGCAGATCGTTGGCGGCGTTCTTCGTGATCAACCCAACGCTCACGGTCGCTTCAGGCCGGATGCGGCTGACCCGCGCCCACAGGTCACGCGGCTTCGTGGCCGCCCCTGTCGTGCGGTAGCTGACCACCCACTGGCCAATCAGGTCCGACCGGCGCGTCTCGCCCACATGCAACGCGGAAATCTGCAACTCCGCCTTGTCGGCCAGCATGTCCACCAGATCGTTGATTTCAAAGTGGTGGACGTGCCCCCTGTGGATCACCGCGTTGCGGCCCATTAGGTCGGTAAACGGGCCGTGTGGCACCGTGAAGACGATCAGACCGTTGGGTTTTACGCACCGCTCGACGGCATCCAGCATGAGGTGCGGGTGCTGGAGATGTTCCAGAATCTCGCCCAGGAAGGCGCCGTCATACACGCGGTCGCTGGTCAGCGTCGGCGTGTGTGTGTCGTAGTCGTAGATGGGGCCGCAGGTGACTGACACGCGGTCGGCCACGCCGATGCGTGCCGCCACGGCATTGGCCAGTTCCACATTGGCGGCGGAATAGTCGATGCCATCCACGCGCACGTCGGGATACGTGCGGGCCAGCTTCAGTGCCAGTGCCCCGTTGCCGCAGGCCACGTCCAGCACGCTGCCGCAGCCTTTGAACTGCTCGGCCACCACCTCAAAGCGGGTTTCGCCGTCGCCTTCCGCAATGGGGTCCGGCAGCGCATTGGCGCCGTAGTGGTCCGCCGTCTGATCCTTGCCATCGATGACACGCTTGCAGAAGTCCGCAGCGGCGTCATCCGCCACCATGCCAGACTCGATCAGGGCCAGTGCCGCGCAGTGGTCGTCCTCATGCAGCAGACGCCGCAGCACACCCGCAGGATTGGCCTGCAACCGCTCGGCGAACGCCTCGACCACCATGCGTTCCCACTGTTCCGCGACAGCCGCGTGGGTGTAGGACGCCACATGGGTCAGGCCGGACAGGATGCGCGACTCAGTGTCGTTCTGCGTCCGCGCAAACGGCCCCAGCAGCTGCGCTACAGCCTCGACGCTCTGCGCCTGATACTCGGGGCTGTAGGCATCCCCGTCGATGCAGACGGCAGACGGCGCCGTCTCGGGCAAGGCACCCTTGTAGCTGCACACCAGCGGCGTGCCGCACGCCTGCGCCTCGATGGCGGCGATGCAGGACGTTTCGGCAAAGTGCTGGATGCCGGGATACCACATGACCGACGCCGACGCGATGGCGTGGTACAACTCTTTCTTGCCCAGGCTGCCCAGCCACTCAATGCCGCCCACGTCGGCATTCAGCCGCGCCACCTGCTCATCGAAGGCTTCACACACGGCTTTGACCGCCGTGCCCTCGCCGTCATACATCGACTGGTAGCGGCACAGCCCCAGCGTGGCCTGCGGCACACGGGCCTTCAGGGCGGGCCACATCTCCAGCAGCGGCCCCAGTCCACGCTCGGGGCGGCTGATGTGGATGACGCGGTAGGGATCGCGGATAGGCCACTCGGGCAGCGGCGGCAGATCAGCCGGATCGTAGCTGTTGCGCGTGACCCATCCCAGCTTGGATGCCTCGGGCAGCACGCCTTCCCACTGGGCGCGGTGGTATGCGCTGACATACGCCACGCGGTCCACTTGCCACAGCAGGGACATGACGTGGGCGGGCATCTGCTCGGCCGCGCCGCTGTGTTGCAGCAGATCCTGGTTCCACAGGATGCGGTAGCGGGCGGCGATGGGGTCGGTAAAGAACTGCGGCATCCGCAGCCCGACGCAGACATCCCACGTCCAGTGCAGGTAATCGTTTCGGAAGCTGTCCAGCGGGTGCCACTTCAGCCCGTGCGCGTCCAGCTGCGCGGGGGCCTCTAGGCGGTCCACGAACATATGGACATCATGGCCACGGGCGACCAGCGCCCGTGCCAGCCCCAGGCAGGCCGATTCAGAGCCGCCCAGCGAGGCCTCGCCGTCGATCACGGCCTGCGTGAACGGCACCGACTGCACCAAGAAGGCCCAGCGCAACGTCATACGCGGTCCTTCCGACGCTGCCCATTCACCAGCAGGGGCAGTTCCCCAGCCTTGTAGGCGGCCAGTTCGTCCAGCATCGGCTGCACGGTGCCCGTCAGATACGCCTGCCAGCGGCGGAACACATCTGACCGGATGTCCTGCGGGCTGCGCACCCTGCTGATTTCCTCAAATACTGGGTCCATGGCATTCCCCTCCTGAAAGGTGCGGGGTGGCCCGTGGTAGCAACCGCGAGGGGAGGTCGGGGCTACCACGGGCCGTTCCGCATCTGCTCGGCCATCACAGCGCGAGCAGTCTTGATGCCTACGCTCAGACGCGCAGGCGGGCCATCGCATCCGGGTGATGCACCTCGACGGTGTATTCCCCAGCCACGAAGCCCTTCACGTTGTCGCCGACCTTCGCCGTCTCCACGTAGGTGAAGTTGCGGCCGTTGAGCGGTACGACCTTGACGCGCTGACGCGACACCACGAGCAGTTCCGTGGCCGGCAGCGCCCGCGAGAGGAACACGGACATCGCGCCGAACGGACCCTCATAGCGCCGAATCACGCGCTTGTAGGCTTCGCTCTGGTTGCTGTCCTGCACCTTGGTGTCGTTCAGGTTGCTGATGTCACGGAACCACGTCCGGCCCGCGAGAATCGCCCACTCCTCGGTCGTGGCCGCACCGTTCACAAAGGCCTGTTCCATCACGTTGCCGATGTAGAGGTGCGGATTGGCCGCAAACGAGGTGGCCGTGATCGTCGAGTTGATCGCGGTCAGCTGCCCACGAATGCCCTGCATCGTGCGGGTAGCCGACGTGGTGCCCAACGAGTTGGTCGCGTTCAGCACGCCACGGATGATTTCCGTTTCCAGGCGGAACGGAATCTCCGTGAAGATCTTGGCGCGGGCGTTGGCGTAGCTGTCGCCGCCCAGCGTGTTCAGCGCCAGCTGCGTGCCCGACGCGCTGATGGGGATATTGAAGTAGCCCACCGTATTGGCGCGCCGCAAACCCAACCGCGCCGAGTGCGACCCGTCGTGGTCCTGGCCTTCAATGCCAGCCGGCGCCCGCACGAAGAACTGGCCACCCGCGACGAGCGAGCCCGTGGCCGCGCCGTCGTAGTTGCGGGTCACGCCGATGGTGTTGGGGCCGAGAATCGTGCTGACCTGCATGATCTCAGGCGCCGCCGATTCGTTCTCCAACAGCGTGCCGACCGTCAGCGCGGTGCCAAGGCCGTTGACCTGGAAGTAGGTCGCCGCCGTCGCCGACGCCACCGCCGTCGAGGCGATGATGTAGTTCGGACGGAGGTAGTCCTGCACAAACTCGTGCTTGGTGGACGTAGCGAACACCGACGCATCGCCCAGCCAATCGAGCAGGGGCGCTTCCACTGGCGTCAGGGTCGCCATCAGGGTGGAGATGTCCTCTCCGATCAAGTTCGGAGTGAACAGGGTATTGCTTGACAAACCACTAAACGCCATTGGCGTTGCTCCTCTACTTCCCCTCTAGCCGTCAGCCACGCTGACGGATTTGGTTGGCCAGTTCTTGCACCCGCAGGATGTCCGCAGGGTTGCGTGAACCAGCCGCAACTCGGGCCTTGACGGCTTCCAACTCGGCGTGCAGCCCGTCCGGGATGACGCCACTGAGTGATTGCCCACCACGCGCCCCACCACCCGCCACAGGGGCGCTGCGATGGTGCGGATGCGAGTCCAGATACGCCTTGACCAGCGCAGGCACGGTCAGTTCGGATGGCTTGCCGTCGTCGCCCAGCACACGGGGCGTCAACGTGTCGTCATCCAACACCACGCGCAGCGACAGCAGCGTCTCCAGTTCCGCCAACGACTCCTTGCGTGCCCCGTGTTCCACCGCTGCGGCACGGATGTCCGCTTTAGTGCTGTCCTTCAGGCGAGCCGTGCGCCGCTCCAGTTCAGACTGAAGCTTCTGCTTCTCGGCGTCGTAGGCGTCCTGCCGCATCTGCAAGGCCTTGTCGTATTCGCCTTTGCGAATGGCTTCCGCCTGCTCGTATTCCGACAGCTTGGCGCGGGCCTGCCGCAGTTCTTCGGTTTCGACGGGTGATGGCTCGGGCTTGCGCTTGGCCACCTGCGCGATCTTGCCGTCTAGAAACTTCTGCAACTGCTCGGGCAGCGTGCCGATGGTGCCGTCCTCATTGAGGGGCACGGTCAGCACCGGGGCGGTCGTCGTCGTGGTCGTTCCTTCACTCATGGGTCAATCCTGTGCGGCACATGACGCCCGCCGCGTTGGGCTGGCTGGATTGCGGCTCCAGCAGGCCTGCCCCTCGTTGCTCATGCTTGCCGTGCGATCCGCCGGTCCAGCACCTGCTGTAGCCGCTCGGCTACGACGGTTTGGTCATCAGCGGACACGTCAAAGAAGTCACGCACCACGCGGCGGCGCCCAGTGCCCAGCACGGCGTGATACATGGCTTTCTGTTCCGGCGACACACTCCGGCTGCGCTGAATGAACGTGCGCGGCGGTGTCTTGGCCGTCTTCGCCATTACCGGATAAATCCAATCGTGACCTTGCGGTCGGTGGCCTCGATGACCTGCATGGCGTTCAGCATCTCGCCTGACACTTGCAAGTCCACGCGGCTGGTGCCCACGGCCTGCGACTTCTGCTTGGCGTAGCCGCTGCTGTAGCCACGGAACGACTGCCCCTGTGCATCCTGGCCACGCAGCGTGCGGGCCTTGATGCGCTCGATCAGCAGATCGCCCACGTCGCGCATGTCGGCCGCTGTGACCAACTGAATGTCACGCAGCCGCGTGAAGTTCTTGCGCACGACGACGCCCATTTAGGCTGCCCTCGCGCGCGTCTTGGGCCGCACGTCTTTCAGCGCATCGGCCACTACGGGCGCACGCTGCTCGGTGCCAGCCAGATCCTGCAACTCGCTGAACTTGCTGACGCGCATCCAGATGTGGCGGCAGTTGTAGCCGCCGCCTGTCCTGAACACGTCAGGCAGCTGCCCGTTGTCTAGCTTCTCGATGTCGGGGCGGCTGTAGACACGGCCAATGTGCTTGGCACAGAACGGCCGCATCACGGCATCGACCGGCCCCATGTAGGCGAACACGTCACCGGGATCAGCCGCCTGTGCCTGCACCTCACGGCCGAACACGGCGGTGCTGGTGTCATACAGCGTGCGGGCCTCGGTGATCTCGATGTCCAGCGCATCCGCCAAGTCTTCGACGATGGCGGTGACCGGCTGCTGCGCATACAGGCCACGCACCAGCGTGCGCCACATGCTGATGCCGATTTCGTCACCCTTCAGCAGCAGTTCGCCCAGCCGCAGCGTGCGCAGGGCGTCCAGCTGCTGCGGCAGCGCCTTTGTGGCGAACGGCACCACAGCGCGGCCCACGCGGGTATTGCTGCTCAGGGCGTCTACGGCCGCATCCAGCGACCGCTGCGTCATGCGGGTGACCACATCGTCGTAGCCCGCCTCGGTCAGAAGCTTCCGCAACTCGGCCCGCAGCTGCCCAGCCCTGACGGCCAGCGCCGTGGCGGTGCGGCTTCCCGCCTTGGCATCGGCCACCAGTCGCACCAGCGAGCGGTCCAACTCACGCAGCACAGCGGCCAATTCGTCGGCAAACTCCGCAGACAGCGTGTCCGTGAGACGCGCAAACCGTTCCGCCTGGGTGAGCAGCCGCTGGTCGTCCGTCATGCCTGCGTCTCCTCATCCGGCGAGTCAGACGAGGGATCAGGGCTGTCAGGCCCATCCGACGACGTATCCGGTGCCGCCGACGCCGACATACGCGGCGCTCCACCAAAGGCGGCAGTCCTGGCCTCGCGCATGGCCTGTTCGTGGGCGGCTTCGTCGTCCACTTCCTGCTGCAACTCCTGCGCGATGGCCTGCTTGTCTTCGGCCGTCTGGTTAGGCAGCAGCTGCTGCACGATCTGCGTCTTCAGCCGCACCTGCGCCGTCGTGCCAAGCCCCAGCCCAATCGCCGCCTGCGCACGGGCAATCAACTGGTCCAAGTCATCGGCATCAAAGGAACGCGGCCACGCCACCGTCACGTTGGTAGTGGTCCACTCGTCTTCCCAGCGGTCGCCATGTGTGGCCCGCATCCACAGCCGCGCAATGGCCACATCCGCCACTTCCAATTCAGCGGCGAACAGGCCCAGCACCTGATTTAGATCCTCACGCTTGATCTTGCGGCTGTCGGCCGACTCGGCATCCTTGCTGTCGCCTTCCCACGGCAGCCCCGACATGCGGAACATGCTGCGGGCCAGCTTCTCGCGTTCTGCCTCATAGGCGTCCACGTTGTCCGTGGGTGGGCTGAGAATCTGTGCGGGCAAAGCCGTAAACAGCACGTTGGTGGTGCCGTTGGCGCTGCCCAGCATGGCCTGCGCCTGATCCAGCGGCTGTGCCCCGTCGCCTGTGCCAAGCGGGATGTTTAGCGTGGAGAAGGTCTGCTTGCGCAGCAGTTCCCGCTTTTCGCTGCACAGGTTGTAGTCATCGATGTACAGTTGGGGGTCGCCCAGCACCGACTGCCCCACAACCGGCAGCAGCGGCCGACGCCGCGCATACAGCACCACGACCGGCAGCACGCCTGGGATGGCCGATGGGCCACTCGGTGCCTGCCCTGCCTTGTCCACGTTGGCGCCGCGCAGTTCATAGCCGTCTGGCATCAGCACCCGCGTGTAGTCCAGCCCCGTGCTGCGCTGCCCGATCTGCGTGCGGGGCGCCACTTCCATCAGCGCCACCTGCGTCAACGCCCCCTTGTCGTCCACCAGCCAGTCGGGCACATCCAGCGGCGTGTAGGTGCGCAGATACAGGCGCGGCGCATCGGCGGCAGTAGCCGCCGCCACAGACGGACGGTCCATGACGAGGAACACATGCCCAAACACCGCAGCGGCCTTCCAGGCGCGTTGCAGGTAGTCGTCGATGGGCGTGCCCAGCCCGTCTACGTCATCCCACCAGTCCACTAGTGGATGCGGACTCTCGGCATTCTCGTCGCCTGCGCGGCGGGTGGGCGGCTTGCGGAACAGGCCACCCGACAGCAGCGTCAGCAGCGTCAGCGGCCAGTTTTCGTACCTCGCCAGCGCACGTCGTTCCCGCAGCTTCTTGGTGGGCTTACTCGGCGCGTCAGCGTCGTGGTCGAGATACTCGCGCGGGTGGGCGATCAGGTAAGTGCCGTCAGCGAATCCGGCGATGCCCTCGACGGCGTGCGCGAGCTTGCGCCAGAGAGGGGCGAAGTAGGCGTACAGCGGGTGTTCAATGACCGCTGGCGCGGTTGCACTGGTCGTCCCTGGGATCAGGGAGGTGTCTGCCATAGGCACACGACGGCCGCTGACGCGCCGTGTGCCTAGTGTCAGGCGGTGGGGTGTGCAGTGTAGGACATCAACGCACTCGGAACGACGGTGGCCCACACGGTGTGTTCACATGGAAGCCGTCCACCGTCTCGGCATAGTCGGCCACATAGGTGCCTAGCGCCTGCCGGATGACGCTGGCCAGCGGCTGCCCATTCTCGGCGGCAATGGCGCGTGCCCATTCCAACTCCCACGAGGTGACGCGGAACCGCAGGACGTGCGTGCGTGGCATAGGCTCCCCTTATCCCAACGTGTGAAGAGCTAAATCCATACGGCGAGTCTGGTGTGATTTGTCGGGACATCTCAGTGTCAGTTTTGCGTCTGTCCACACGCGCCACCCACACGCACGTTCCTGCTCTTGGCAGGAGTTTTCGTCTGCAATTTGTCTCGCTTCGGCTGGGTATTCTGCTCTGACGACCATGCCATAGCACGCATCATCCCTTCCGCCAAACCAGCACGTTTTATCGTTGTCGTTGACCGGCTTGAGCAGCCACAGTGCCATCCCCTCACCACCCTGCGTATGTGCCCGTGGCCGCAATGGTCACAGGCGGCTTGCTCGGAAACTCCCGTTCCACCCAGTAGCCAAACGCATCGCTGATGTGCGTCAGCAGCGTGCCTCCGTCCTTACGGATGGCCCCGTGTTCGTCAAAGGTCACCTGCTCCAAGTCTGCGATCAGGTGGTTGCAGGACGGATCGACGGTGCAGTGGTGCTGCCCATCAGCTGATTCGCAGCGGCCGTTGACCGCCGCAATTCTGTCCCGCACATGTGGTGCCGCTGTCCTAATGCGCCATGTGGCCGTGGGGAACGTCTCCCGCAGCACGGCGTGGTCAGCGGGGCCAGTCGTCTTCTGTGCGCGTCCGGCTGGGTCACCGAAGATGCTGATGGCGCCCCGGTAGTTGGCCTGCTCGAGGTGCGCTCGAGCCGCTCGAGCCGCCGCTCGAGTCGCCTCTCCGCCCGCATGGGTGACGAACACTTCCCGCCATACCCGCACCTGCTCACCAAGCCGCTGCCCAATGATGGCCGTGGACGGATCTACGTTGAAGTCAAAGCTAATGGCGACTGGAGCCGCCGGATCGAGCTGCACGGGCTGCACATGCACATCGCGGCGGAAGGCGTAGTAGACACGTCCCGCCATCGCCTCAAACGAGGCTTCCCATTCCTGCCGGAACGTGCGCGGGTCGGTCGTGCGGCGGGCTTCCTCGATTTCGTCATGGTCGAGGAACGGGTTATCCATGCTGCGGAACTGCCATGACGCCCACTTGCCCGCAAACTCGGCATCCTGGCCGCGACGGAACACGTCATAGAAGTGGTTGTATGACTTGGGCGTGCCGATGAACAGGCAGGGCGCCTTGTAGTCGGCCAGCGACGGCCGCAGCACCTCGCTGAACAGGGCTTCTTCCATGTCAGCGTATTCGTCCAGCACCAGCGCCCGCAGTTTACGGCCGCGCAGTCCGTCGCCCTTCTCAGCCGATAGCAGCCGGATAGTGGCCCCGTTCCGCAGCGTGATGCTCAGTTCTGTTTCACTGATGGCGGGCTGGCCGCTGATCCAGGACGGATCACATGCCGCCTTCAGGTCGGCCCACATGATGTCTTTGGCATCGTCGCGGGTGGGCGCCACATACCAGTAGCGGCCTGCCCCATCGCGCAGCGCCTTGTAGTAGAGGAAGGTGCGGGCCAGCTGCGTCTTGCCCCAGCGCCTCCCGGCACACACCACACGAAAGCGGGCACGGCTGCGCCACACATGTTGCTGCCCCTCATGCAGCGTCAGCCGTAACCCGTCAGTCGTCGTCGCGGCTGCTGGCAAGGTCGTCGCCGGTCACCACATCGATGATGAGCGCACGCATGGGCGTGTTGATGTCCAGCGTCTCCTTGGGCTTGCCATAGGCGTAATGATGCAGCAGCGTCTCCATGTGGGGAGCGGTGCCACGCTTGAGCCGCATCTTCAGACTGACGCGATAGTCGGCGTCTTCCACGAACTGCCGCGCTAACTCACGCACATCCTGCGTCACGCGATTCAGTGACCCTTTGGGTCTGCCTGGGCCACCACGCCGAAGGTTGCGATTCTGCGGTCGCTCTTGTCGATCTGCCACGATTTGTCTGCCCGTCGGATGACTTCGACTGTTCAAAATTGTACCACGATGTTGCGCTAGTTTCGCACCTGTGCCAGCGGCACCAATGTGCAGTAGAAGCCTTCGCGCAGTTCGTCCAGCCGTGTGATGACGGCAGCGGTATCCTCCGCTGACAGCAGCAGCGTGAGCCGCCCTTCCCCATCGCGGTCGGTGCCGAGACAGGTGCGGCCATCGGCGAGTTGGGCATGAAACGCAATCGCGTCTGGCTTGGGCTTGGCCATTAGCGTCGTGTCTCCCACGGACGCTGACTCCCATCATTGGCAAACGCCCATACTTGCAGCGGCTGCCCGTCCAGCCCGTATTGCCATTGCACGGTCACGATTTCGCTGCCCGTGCTGGCCATACTCAGGCCGATGACCAGCCCCACGTTCTGGCCGAACTGATACAGCTGCCCGATGCGGTAGTCGCCGATCAGGCAGGCAGGCCTGTCCGCGTAAGGGCTGACGTAGTCGCACACCACGGCGGTGGGTGTCGGCCCCACGGGGGGCGGGGGCTGCTGTGGATGCTGCTGGAGGTACAGCTGCTGCTGCGCGGCGGGATGGTCGCGTGGTAGCCAACCGCCGTCAGGCATCCGTATCCAATCCGGCCCCGGTGGTTGGGCGGCGAGTGTGCTGGTCACCAGCACGGCAGCGGTCACGATGGCGATAGCGGTGTGTCTCACGCGGCGGCTCCCCTCTGTGGTGCAGCCAGGGCCTGGGCAATCCAGCCCACGGCCTCCCCGCTGCGGATGTGATCGGACGTGACTTGCAGCACCCGCCAGCCCGTGAGCGTGGCGGTATTCAGCTTCTCGGCATCACGGGACACTCCTGCCCCACTGCTGTGGGAGGCTTTGCCACGCGTCCAGATGCCGCCCTGCACCTCCACCAGCAGCCGCTGCTCGGGCCATGCGAAGTCAGCCCGGAATCGGCGCGGTGGGGCGAAGACGTATTCTCGGATGCAGCCGTGATGTAGGTTGGCGGCGCACAGGTGCAGCAGCAGCCGTTCTTCCCACACGCTTCCTGCGGATCGCTGGCGTGGACGGATCGTGGTCATCGCGCATACCCATCATGAATGAACACCACGCCAGACTGCCCCCAGCGGCTGCGCCGCATCGTCTCTAGCCGCTCACGTGCGGCACGGCGAAAGCCGTCCGTGTCGTCCTGCTGCTCCAGCCACCACGAGGTATTACTGCGCACGCGGATGCGATCACGGCGCAGGCTGTCGCTGTCGTCGTGTAGGTGCTGGCTCATGCCGCCACCGCCCGCTTGCGCACCACGGGCTGGGCATCCCGCTGCCGCTGCCGCCGTGCCTTGAGCCGCGCCTTGTTCTTGGCGCGGTGGTAGGCCGTCCGGTCGCTGCGGACATGCTGGTAGATGTCGATCTGTCCAGGCGCATGCTCGCGGATGTCCAGCGACCGTGTGGCGCGTGGCTCCAGCAGCCCGCCCTTTTCGCCGTGGCGGGTCATGTCGCCTGCCCATACCACTTCACAGACGGTGCCATCTGCCAGCACGCGCACGCGTGGGGCATCATCCGGCCGCACCGGCTCGGTGGATAGCACCGGGATGGGTGCCGACCACTTGGCAGGCAGTGGCGGCTCCGTGCTGCGCTGCTTCCGCTTGGCGGCAGCCGTGACGGCCTGCCGACACAACTTACAGAGGGGATGCGCCAGTGTGCCCAGCGATGGGCGGCAGCGTCCGCCGCAGCCAGTGCAGGCGCGATACAGCGTGGTCATGGCTACTGCCCCTCCTGCGCAGTGGTGGGGTGGGCCTGCGCCAACTTTTCCAGCATTGCCCCTAGTGTGGGCAGCGCACCACCGTCGTCCTCTCCGTTCAGCGCATTCATCCACCTGTAACACTCGCGGTGCAACTCCTGCGCGGCCTGTAGCTCCGCACGGAGGGTGGCGATGGTGGCGTCGGCCTGCTCGGCGCGACGGATGAGAATGTCTCGCTCTGTCGCCCATGTCACCAAGCCTCGGTCCTCAATAGCCT